TATTTGGTTGCCCCAGTCTTAACAAATAAGATTGACGATAAGAAAGGCGAAGATGTTAAAAAGTAAATACACCGCAGAAGACATTGAGATCAGAATCTGGGGCTTTGTCGTTGTCTGCATAACCATCATCCTTTTCGGAATCGTTTTTGTACTGCTCTACAGCTTAATTTTTGTCGTTCAGCCAATTAAATCTATGGCCCCACTCGACATGGCTTTCTCTAAAATCTTGAACGACATCGTGCTTTTGCTCGTTGGTGGCATCGGCGGCATTGTCGGCAAGCGTGCGGTGGGGGCCGTCAGCCAGGCCGTTACACCTACACCGCCACCTACACCTGCCCCGGCTGCACCAGCGCCTTCTAGCCCTGTTTCTGCGCCTCCCAGCGGTGCTCTGCCAGTCTGGATCAATCCACCCCTGGATGAGAGCTGGACGCCGCCACCTCCCCCGACAACGCCACCCGAGCACCTGGAACCCGATCACGTCCGCGAGGAGATCGCGGCAGCAAGACGTGAGGCTGGGCAGTGAATCCATACCTGATCATTGCGGCCATGATTGCTGTTGGCGGTGCCTACGCTTACGGCCACCATGCTGGGTATGCTGACCGTGACGCTGAGATGCAGGCTCACATTGCCAAGCTCAATGAAGAGTCACGCGCCAAAGAGCAAGAGCTGACGTCTTCACTCAACAATCAAACCGAAACATTGCGAAAGGCCAAGAATGAGATCAACAAAAAACAGTCTGACATTAATGCTCTTGTTGACGCTGGCCGGTTGCGCCTCCCGGTCCCAGCCGCCCCAAGTTGCGTTTCAGCCACCCCAGATCCCGCCCCTGCCGTCAGAGATCGGGACGAAGCAAGACCCGACCCTTACCGAGAGGCTATTAAGGCTGTTGTCGCCATCGCCATCGAAGGAGACAGAAACACAGTCCAGCTCAACGCCTGCATCGATACCTACAACAAAGTGAGGGAGCAGATCAATGGTAAATAGTGATCAACTCAAAAAGCTGCACATTGGCCCCGAGTGGGTTGATGCGCTTAATGAAACCTTTGGCCGGTTCAACATCTCCACCAAGAGACAGCAGGCTGCATTCATTGGTCAATGCGGCCATGAATGTGGGAACTTCAAGGTGCTGCAAGAGAACTTGAATTACCGTGCAGCCACCTTGATGAAGTTGTGGCCCAAGCGTTTCCCTACTCTTGACGTTGCCAACCAATGCGCGGGTCAGCCGCGCCTTATTGCCAACAAGGTGTACAGCGGACGTATGGGAAACCGTGATGAGGCGTCAGGGGACGGATGGCGTTTTTTTGGCAGAGGTTGCATCCAATTGACCGGGCATTCAAATTATTTTCACGCAGGCCAAGCCCTGGGCGTTGACTTTGTCATGCAGCCCGAGTTGGTCGCCACCCCCAAGTACGCCGCCTTGACGGCAGGATGGTTCTGGTCAACGCATGACTGCAACCGTCTGGCCGAGTCAGGGGATTGGGCAGCACTCACGAAGAAGATCAACGGTGGGACAATTGGCCTCGAAGACCGCATCAAACACATTAATGAGGCCTTGGCAGTCCTGACATGACAAACCTGTACCAGCAGCTCGAAACCCCGGCGCCACCAGATCTGCCCTCACCGGGCCAGACCTATGACGAGCGCTTGACTGCGCAAACCCATCGCGGTTTGCTGGTGTACTTTCGCAAGCTGACCAATATCCTGGCAACGGTCCTTGGGCCTCGAGGTGGCAAGTACTTGAACCTGCCTTATGGTGCATTTCAAGATGGAACAGATCAGACGGCAGCCAATACGACAACTGCCTATGCCATCACATTTGACACAACTGACTACTCAAATGGGATCACTCTGTCAAATTCATCACGTCTAAACGTGTCCCAGGCTGGTATCTACAACGTGCAATTCAGCATCCAATTCAAAAACACAACGAATGACTCGCAAGACTCTGACGTTTGGTTTCGCAAGAATGGCACTGACATTGACAAATCAAACACGCGGTTTGGCATGGTGGCCCGTAAATCATCAGGTGACCCGTCTCACAGTGTCGCGGCCATGAACTTTGTGATCTCGCTGGCCGAGAACGACTATATCCAAATCATGTGGCGGCCATCAGACGTTGGTGTGTCCATTGAGCATTACGCTGCCGGGACTAGCCCAACCAGGCCAGCGATCCCCTCAGTGATTGCCACCGTGAGTTTTGTCTCGAATCTTTCCGCATAATCCCATCATGGCACTCACCGCACTCAGAATCCCCCCAGGCGTTTACCGCAACGGCACTGAATATCAGTCAGCCGGGCGGTGGTTTGACGCCAACCTGGTTCGCTGGTTTGAGGGTACGTTGCGTCCCATTGGTGGATGGCGCAAGAGATCGAGCAGTCAACTGACCGGGTCATGCCGCGGCTTGATCACCTGGCGCGACAACTCAGGGGACCGCTGGATCGCTGCCGGTACGAATTCCAAGCTGTACGCCATGAATGAGGCTGGCACGCTCAAAGACATTACGCCGACAGGTTTGACTGTTGGTATTGCTGACGCAGCCACCAAGACCGGGTACGGGTACTCCACCTATGGAAACTTTGCCTATGGCGTGCAGCGCCCAGATACTGGCAGCATCACGCCAGCTACGACCTGGAGTCTGGACACTTGGGGCGAGTACTTGGTCGCGTGCTCAGATGCTGATGGCAAGCTCTACGAGTGGCAGTTGGGATTCTCAACGCCAACCCTGGCCGCTGCCATCACCAACGCGCCAACGAGCTGCAACGCCGTGATGACAACGTCAGAGCGCTTTGTGTTTGCGCTGGGCGCTGGTGGGAACCCCCGCAAGGTTCAATGGTGTGACCAGGAAAACAATACCGTATGGACACCGGCAGCCACCAACCAGGCCGGTGACTTTGAGCTTGCAACTGTCGGATCTCTCAAGGCTGGCAAGCGCGTGCGAGGTGTCAACCTGCTGTTTACAGATGTTGACGTTCACGTTGGCACCTACATTGGTCTGCCTTACGTCTACTCATTTGAGAAGGCCGGTTCTGGTTGTGGGTTGATCTCATCGCAGTCTGTCGCGGCCATCGACACTGCCGCAATCTGGATGAGCAAGTCAGGGTTCTGGGTATATGACGGGTATGTCAAGCCACTGGTGTCTGACGTTGGTGACTACATATTCCAAAACATCAACTACAACCAGGCCAGCAAGATCTACTCTGTCCACAACTCCAAGTATGGCGAGATCATTTGGTTCTACCCATCAAGCCAGTCAAACGAGAATGACTCATACGTCACGTATAACTACCGCGAGAACCACTGGGCTATTGGCAGCCTGGCTCGCACCGCTGGCACTGACCGTGGCGTCTACTTGAATCCCTTGATGGTTTCGTCTGATGGTTACATCTACGAGCACGAGGTTGGGTTTGCGTATGACTCTGTCGCGCCTTACGCTGAGTCTGGTCCTGTGGAGATCGGAACTGGTGAGCAGGTGATGAGCGTGCGGCAAATAATCCCTGACGAGCAAACCCTGGGCGAGGTTGTTGTGTCGTTCAAGACGCGAATGTATCCAACCTCAACAGAGACAACTTACGGCCCATATACGGCAAGTCAGCCGACAGATGTGCGGTTCACTGGTCGCCAAGTCAAGGTCAGGTATACAGGGGCGGTGCTCGATGACTGGAGAGTTGGCATCAACCGTTTGGATGTGATCGCCGCTGGCAAGCGTTGAGGCTTAAAATTTGACCATGAAAGACATTAGGCAAATCCTCACCGAAGACCTGGCGAAGAACTATGGCGGCTTTGCCATGACGGTTGACGCCTACTTTGATGGTTTGATGAATGCGCCTAAGACTGGGAACTTTGTTGTGCGTCAGGGTGACACTCTGATCCTGACAAAGAAGATCGAGAAAAACGGCATCGAGTTTCATTGCATCAATGGTGAGCGTGCAAAAGACCTTGTGTCCAATGTGCAAAAGTACCTTGATGACTTAAAGGAACATGGATACGACTATGCCGTCACTTTCTACGACAACCCTCGCATCAATGACTTGATTGCACAACTCACTCACCCGTCAGAGATTAAAAAAATCGATGATGGTTTGTTCAGAACATACGAAGCAACTTTGAGGTTCAAATGGGCGCATTAAATCAACTAGGCAGTGCCGCGAGCAGTTTTGTTCAAGATCCTATCGGCAGCACCAGCAATGCGCTGGCAAAGGCAGATAAAGACCTGAGCTTGTCTGAGAATGCGCCTGCAATTGCGGCAGCAGTTGCTGCCTACTATGGCGTTCCCATGGCTATGGAATATTTTGGCGCTGGAAGTGCTGGTACCGGTGCTCTTGCGGCACAAACAGCAGCAGAACTTTCATCTGCCGTTCCCCTTGCGGGTGCTGGAACTGCCGCTGGCATGGGCGCTGGCGCTCTTGCAGCACAAGCGGCAGCAGAGGCTTCATCTGGTCTTGCTGGCTCTGCCGGTGCTACTCCTGGCCTATTGAGTACTGCAATGAACTTTGCAAAAGAAAACCCTAATCTTGCATTGGCTGGCGCAGGCTTGGCCGCAAAGGCTTTGGGTGGCAGCAGCACGCCGTCATCTTCAACATCATTAACCTCCATCGACCCTGACATTAAGGCTGCATATCTCCAGCAGTTGGCTGATGCCAGAACCGCAGCGGCAGGTCTTGGAACCCGGCAGTTTGAGGGTTTCACCCCAGGCTACGCCACGGCAGAGCAGCAGCTCACGGCCACCGGCATTGGCGGTGCAGGTCAGCAGACTACCAACCGGGCTGCCGAGCTGGCACTCGCTGAGGCTGGCTACACACCTCAGCAGATCCAGGCCATGACGGGTGCCCAGTACATGAGTGCTTACCAAAACCCTTACGAGCAGCAAGTTGTGCAGGGTACGCTGGCAGACATTGAGCGTCAGCGTCAGATCTCCCAGCAGGCCCAGCAGGCCAGGGCAGTTGGCGCCAGGGCATTTGGTGGCTCGCGCCAGGCAGTGGCTGAGTCCATCGCCAACGAAGACTATATGCGCCAGGCAGCCAACACTGCTGCCCAGTTGCGCTCTGCCGGGTTCACCACGGCAGCCGGGTTCGGCCAGACTGATGCAGCCAGGGCCATGGAAGCGGCCAGGGCCAACGCTGCCAACCAGATCGCTGGCGCTGGCATTCGCCAGACTGCCGTGGGCCAGTTGGGTGCTTTGGGCGCCCAGCAGCAGAACCTTGGCATGACGGGTGCGCAGGCCGTGATGACTGCCGAACAGCAACGCCAGCAGTTGGCCCAGGCGCGGCTTGACGCTGCACGCAACCTGGCCTCCGAGCGCCTTGGCCTGACTGGCAGTGCCTTGGGCCAGAACGTGCCCAACCTTGGCGGTACGACAACCACACCGATATACCGCAACCAGACCGCAAGTGGTCTTGGCGGTGCTCTGGGTGGCGCCGAATTGGGCAAATTGATAGGTGGAACTACCAATCCGCAATATGCAGGTTATGGCGCAATCCTTGGTGGTTTGCTGGGTCTAGGTTAAGGAATCAACATCATGGCAACAATGAACATGGGCTTGCTGGGTGACTTGTTTGGCGGTGGCACGTCTGCCCTGAGCGAGTACCTGACGCCTCAACAACAAGAGTCGATGCAGCGCCAGGCGCTGCTGTCCACTGCTGCCGCCCTGCTCCAAGCAGGTGGCCCATCTCCAGTGCCCATATCACTGGGCCAAGCGCTTGGTGCAGGCTTGCAGGCTGGGACCGCCAGCTATGGCAAGGCCCAAGAGGGTGCGATTCAGCAGCTCTTGACCCGTCAGAAGTTGGACGAGTACAAGTTAGCGCAAGAGCAGCGCCGTAGGCTTGAGCAGATCTTTGGCGCTCAAGCGCCTACAGCGGGTATGCCGATCACGCCGCAGCAGGCTTTGGCCGCACCTGGGATGCCTGTCGGCCCGACAGTTGAGCGTGCGGCCATGATTGGACAAATCCCAGAGGGACAAGCTATGTCCCAACAGGATATTCGCTATGAGCAGTTTATGAGGGCGGCTGATATGTTTGCCTCCTCAGATCCTGGAAAAGCCGAGGCATATCAAAAGATGGCAATGGCAATCAAGCCACGCGAAGAGGTGACGGGGCAACCATTTGAGGTGGCTGATGCAAGCGGTAATCCTGTGATGGTTCAGCAGTTTAAAGGCGGCAATATTAGGACGCTGGAGGGATTTGGACCCAAGCGCGAAGTGGTATTGCAAAACGTTGATGGCAAGCTGACGGCGTTTGACAAAGGTGCATTGAGGGGCGGCGAAGTATTTGGGACAGGAATCACGCCAGTAGAGCAAGAGCGTCTAAATATGGAGGCCCAGCGCCTTGGAATGGATGTTGAGCGACTCAAAATGGAACGCCAGCGCCTTGGTATGGAGACTCGCAGATTAAACATTTCTGAGGGCGAATTCGTGCGCGGCCAGTATGAGCGCATGGAGAATGAAGACGGCGTGTTCTATGTGCCCAAGGTTCCTGGTCTACCTGCAATTCCAGTGTCTGGCCCCGGCGGCACACCCCTTAAAGGTAAGGCTGCGCCAAAGCCGACAGAGGGCGAGGCAAATGCCGCAGGCTTTGCCAATCAGATGGAGAACTCAGAGGCCGTCATTAGTGGGTTGCCTACTGGATCACAGCCTGGTGTCTTTAGTGGCATGGCAGGATCAATTCCATTTATTGGAGACGTGACTCAAAGAGTCATACAGCCATTTCAAACACAGCAATACAAGCAGGCGGCTGATGCCTGGATTCGCGCCAAGCTGCGCAAAGAATCTGGCGCGGCCATTGGCAAGGATGAAATGGAAAAAGAATTTCAAACCTACTTTCCCCAGGTTGGCGACAGTAATACTGTGATTTCACAAAAAGCAAGGGCGCGTCAAATTGCCACCGATGCAATGAAGAGATCTGCTGGCAGGTCTTATCAGGAATTGCCTGAGATGCCGTTGCCATCAGTGGGAAGGCCGCCAGCCATTCAAGATATATTAAATAAATATCCACCAAGGAAGCAATGATGGCCGACCCAACAATTGATGATCTGTACAAGTCACTAGCGGCTGCTGATGCTGCCGGTGACACTCAGTCCGCGCAGGCTTTAGCTGATTACATAAGGACATTGGGGAGTGTTAAGTCCCAGCCGCAAACACAAAGCATGATGGGTGAGTTGGGGCGTCAAATCGGTTTATCAACGCGCCCAATGGCGCAGGCCGTTATGTCTGCTGGCGGTATGCTGCCTTTGGTGGTTGACCCCGCTGTCAACTTCTTCAATTTGGCGGCAGGCACAAATTTGCCAACCATGACTCAAGCGGTTCCCAAAACGCTTACGGCCATGGGGTTCCCCGAGCCTGTAACACCAACAGAGCGAGTTGTGCAAGACGTTGCCACTGCTGGCTATGGCGTTGGTAGTGCAGCTAATCTTGCAAGGCAAGCGCTGCCTACCGTTACATCTTTATCGGCGCAAGAATTCCTAAAAATGCTGGCTACAAACCCCCGCGCACAGGCGGGGGCAGCAACCGCATCGTCAGCCGCTGCTGGTTCACTGCGTGAGGGTGGTGCGCCACCATCTATGCAGCTGGGTGGAGCAATGCTGGCCGGTATGGTTGCGCCTGGCGGCCCAAGTCTGCCATCAACACAACGTGCCTTGGCCGGTGCAAGTTCAGTTGTCCAGCCTTTTACTCAAGCTGGCCGCGAAGTGATCGTTGGTAATGTGCTCCGCAAGCTATCGACAGACCCTGATCTGGCCGCCTCGCGCTTGGCACAGTCGCAGCCACTTGTCCCAGGCGTATTCCCCACTACAGCGGCCACTGCTTTTGATCCTGGGCTGGCATCAGCCGAGACTGCCATCAGGGCTTTGGATCAGTCTGGATCTTTTGCCACGCGACTGTCTGCAAATCAGCAGGCATTGCTGGACGCCTATCGCAGAATTTCTGGCAAGCCTGGATCTGTTGCCGCAGCTGAAGCAAAGCGCACTGAAGTGACAAGACCAATGCGCGAACAGGCATTTGCTGGCGTGACGGTTGACCCGGCAACATTTCAAACCGGGATTAGCTTGGTGGTAAACAAGGCTATTGACAATGTCATGGCAAGTCCAGTTGGCGTGCGCATGGACGTTGAGAACGCCATGAAGTGGGCGACTGACCGAATTGCAAAAGCAAAAACGCCAATGCAGTTGTATGAGGTCCGCAAAGACTTAGCCAGCGCTGCTGGTGGCAAATACAACCAAGAGAATCCAAGCCTGCGCCTTGCTGGAGGTCAGTTAAAGGACGTGATCAAGGCCGTTGATGATGTCATTGACGCATCAGCACCGGGCTTTAAGTCATACATAAATAAATACTCCAAGATGTCTGGCCCCATTGATCAGATGAAGATGCTGCAAGACATTGAGCGCAGAGTCACAACTGGTCAGCCAAACCTAATGACTAATGAGCCTGTGCTGGCCGCTGGCAGCTTGCGCCGTCAATTGGCGAGTAAGGCAGATGAGCTTGATTTAAAACTGTCTATTCCTGCGCAGAAGCGATTGGACAACATCATTGATGAGATCAACCGAGGCATGGCAGCTACTGCCCCAGGCGTAAGAGCACCAGGGTCTGACACATTCAAGAATATGAGCATGGGCAACCTAATTGGTCGCGTTTTTTCTGAATCTATGGCAACCAACACTACGCTGCGCACCATGACAAGGCCTTTGGACTTCTTGTACAAGTTGCCTGATGATCAAATTCAACAGTTGTTGGTTCAAGCTATGCTTGACCCCAATCTAGCCTCTGTGATGATGAGCAAAGCCAACATTATGAAGGTTGAGCCGCTGGCTAAATCATTACGCCAAAAGGCTGAAAAACTTGGGTATGGATCTACCATTGGCGCAGCATCAGGCGCTGAATAAACTCCACCAGGATTTAGATTTTTACAGATTGAGGTGAAATGATGGCGACAGGTTTGTTGGATTACCTCGAGGCAATTGGTGAGACGGGTGCAACCCTGGGAAGCGGTGCCGCCGCCACCATGGCCGGGATTCCTTACGGCATCATGCAAAACATCAGGTCAGGGAAGTACGGCACAAAGGAAGGCGTCAAGCTGGCCGACAAGGCCACGCAAGACTTCATCAAGCAGTACACCTACGCACCCCGCGGCCAGATGGCCCAGAACGCACTGCAAAGCGTTGCTGGCCTGATGGATACGGCCAAGCTGCCACCAGTATTGCCAGAGGCTGGGCTGCTGGCCGCGATCCCCAAGGGCACGTATGCCTCACAGTTTGAGCGTGCCGGTATGGCAGCAGAGCGTGCCCTGGAACCAGTCGCGGCCAACGTGATGGCGCGTGGCGGTTTGCCTGCTCAGTTGTTGACTGATTTGACGCAGGGCACGCGCAGCCAAATGCTGCCTGGAAACAATGTATTTGATCCAAGGTTTGACGCCAGGAAATTGGAGCAAGAGCGACTCAGGAATCTAAAGACAAACGTTGTCCCGATTTACGACTACACCATTCCAAAAATCAACCTTGCGGATTACCAAGACTATCCATTCATCACCAGTATGTCAGACCGCACCAGGACTGGTTTACTGACTGACATTGATGGCGTGTCATTGAATCGACCTGTGTACTTGCAGGGTGGTCAGCCATATATGTACGAAAACCCTGGACAGGTTTGGGCGTCAGGGGCAAAGCCAGCAAGTGATATTTACAAGATGGCGAATATGCTCAAAGAGACAACAGGCAAGGACCCGTTGTATATCCCTTGGGTTATGTCTCCATCAGGCAGTGATTTTGCCAACATGACGGGTGAAACCATGCTGTCTTATGCTCAGACCGTTATGGGCAAGGATACAAAAAAGGGTCTTGATCGGCAAATCAAAAACAGATTTATTCCAGACTGGGTTGGCCTTGACGATCCAGCAAGCATTGAGCAATTCAGAAATCTGTCTGACCGTAAACGCAAGTCAATGAAGAAGACATTGCTTGACAAGGAATTCAGAAATGAAGGCGGGTTGAGTATTGGCGAGGCCAGACTTGCGATTGCAGATCCCAACCAATTGAATTTGCCTGATGCAAGCATTTTGAATGTCGGTCAAATATTCCCAGATCAACCAATGATCATGCAATCGGGTCATGCTGCATACCCATTGGGTGTGCCTGGTCAAGGTCTTGGCGCAGTGCAAGACAACAAAAACATATTTGATTTGCTGCTGATGCACCGACTCAATCGAGGCATCATTGACCCATCAAACCCAAGCAGAAAAGATATTCGCACGCTTGAGATGAAACCCTATGCAGGTTTGCTCGATGCCGATCTGCTCAAGTCTTTAGGCAATTGAAAAGATATTCTGGCTTGAATTTATTTGCCATCTTTTCACTGTATCGCAGGGTCAAAAACTCGCGCACTGACTCTGGCGTGACCTCTTTGATCTTTGACCCAATGCAATAGAACTCATGCAGCGTGAGCGCCTCAAGAACATCCTTGGGCATCTTCACGTCTACATTGACATACGGGGATAATTTCACTTCACGTCTCCATAAAACGCCGCCGTCAGCGGGTCGCGTTTAATCTTCACTTTACGGCCACGCTGCCGGGCCATCCTGAATGCCTTGTCATCGAGTGACTCTTTGCGCCGCCACTTGCGCACTCTGTCTGTTGAACTGACAGGTGGCTGCCGGGCAGCATCAACCCCGATGCCGTACCTGTAGACGGCCACAGGGTTGTGGTACCCAACGATCCTGACCCACTGCTGGATGTGGACCAGGTTCTCGTCTCTGAGTCTCTTGACGAGCATCCTGGCCGACCTGGGCGTGCAGTGGATCGTCTCTGCGATCTCTGCCGTTGTCATGCCAATGTCAGTGATGACCTTGATCAACCGTGGCAGCCTGGTTGATTTCATTTGGCAGCGGCAATGACTTCAAGCTCAAGGTCCTTGACCCTCTCGCGCAAGAGTTGGTTCTCATGCTCCATGTCGCGGTACTTGCGCTCCAGGCGCTCGCGGGTGAATGTCTCTCCATGGATGTACCCGATCAGCGTGCCATTGGTGATGGCACGGCGGACGAGCTGCTCATACTCATGCCTGTTGAGCATGACCCCGGCCATGCCACCAGGGGCACGCATCTTGTTGACCTCAAGGTCGATCTGTTGTTGCATTGATTCGCTCATTGTTCTGTCTCCAAAGGTATGTCGCGCCATTCGCCGGGTTTTGGTGATGGCAAAGTATTTCCATCCTTGTCGGTGACATGAATTGCCAGAACCATATTTCCAACTTCCCACCATTGCTGGAGGATTCGAACCCTGTGCGGATGCGTGAAGTGCTCGCCATTGTGTTCATAACTGTCGCGCTCAATGTAGCGGAACCTTGTTGTGGGTTTCATGCTTACGCCCTCCAAACCAGACAATCCATCGCCACCACGATCAGGCCAACGAGGCTGATCACGCGAATGAGTTTCTCAGCGGTGCTGCACTCATGGACGTGGATCTCGATGGCCGCGCCATTCTCAAGACTGTTGGGGAAGGCCTCAGTAAAAGTGCGGGGGAACTTGCGGGTTGTTTCATTTGCCATGATTTAATTCCTTTAATTTAGTCTCAACACAACGCATCAACTCCTGCGCCTCTGGAGTTGCCAAGCATTCGCAGGGGTCTGCCTCTACCAAGCAATCGTTACGGTCTTCATCGGTCAAATTAACCCATGTGCGCTTTGATGGGGTAGTGGATAACCAATGCGTACCCGCTGACACTTTGTAATCCTTACACTGCATAGCAAGCGTGATGGTATTTTCTGAAAAATCAGCACTGTCAATGAGACAAGGCCACGCCACAGGCTCTTGCTCAATCTCTTGCCCAAGCCTTTGCACTTCTTGCATGGCGTGTTCTGCCAAGGCTTCTCGCAGAATCTGCATTGCATTTCCTACAAATCCGGCTTGCAATTGTCCAAGCGCCAGCTTCATTGCTTCTTGTGTCATAACTTCACCCCTTCATACCAACCCTCGACATAGGCATCGTGAAATCCCCAAGCGAATAGCCAAGTCCAACTGAGCTTCTCATCGCGTGGGTAAGTAATCTTTGCCATCAGCAGGCACAACTCTTTGCTTGGTGGTGGTGCTTTCATTGATTCAATTCCTTTAATTTTTTTTCGATGGCATCAACTATTTTTCTGCCGCTTTTTGACACTGGCCCACCCCCTCCATTTAATCCAAAGTAATACCGCAATACATCGTCTGCCAGTATTTCCTTATCTGTCAACCCAACCCAAGGGCGCTTTGGGTAACGCTCTTGAGGAATCTGAGGAACGCCCCGAGTAATCGGCTGTATACGATCAAACATCTTTTTGCCAAGATCATAAAATTCCTTGTCTTTGCCCGTGCTGTTGTCAATTGCCATCTCTTCATACTCCTTGATTTGTTTCTTGCGCCAGCCACTCACAGCGCGTTGTATCCATAGTTGAAAAGCTCCACGGCCACCCGGCACAGGAACCCGATAAAGGGCAGCATCACTGCCAAGAAAATGCCAAACCTAAATGCGCTCATTTCTTTGCTCCTTTTGCTTTTGGATTGACTCACGCAACTGCTGGCGCAACCACACAACGCCGCCCAGGCGTTTCCATTCAGCATAGTGCGCCGGGATCAGTCTGGCGCTCACCGTGACGGCCACCGAGGTCATCTCACTCTTGGGTCTGGGCATCTTCTTCATCCTCTGGTTTGTTGTCGGGGTCAAAGTCTGTTTGGCGGGTGAGGATCTGTCCCCACCGCCACTCTTGATAGTCTTCTGAGTACATACATCTCCTTGCTGTTGATATGCGGATCATACACCGATTGACTATCTCATCAAATCCCCTACAAGCCACTCAACTATTCACCCATTACAATGACCTCGGCGGGTTCATCCTCCCGCTGATTGCACCGGGCACTCCACCCGATGCAGTTGCCACTTAGGGGGCTGGGCATCACTGTCTGGCCCCCATTTTTTCATGGTCTTGCACAAGTTGTCAATTTGGGGTTAACATCCCTGACATGAAAACAACCGACAACCCCATCAAAGACGTGCTGATCAAGGCTAGCACTGCTGGCTACACAATGGCAGACGTGTGCCGAGTCGCGCAGATCGACCAGTCCCAAGTCAGTCGCTGGCTCAGTGGCCGCACCAAGCCACTTTATGACAGCGTGAAGCGCCTCAATGACGCCACTGATGCCCTGGTAGCGGCCAGACTTGAAGTGCTCAACAAGGCCATGGACGAGGCGCTCAAATGAGGCACATTGGCATCGACCCAGGTCTGTCTGGCGCCATCGCGGTGCTCACAGATGACACGATTCAGATCCACGATATGCCGGTGATGACCGTAGACAGAAACGGCAAAGCCAAGCGGCAGGTCAGCGCCAACGAGCTGGCCGAGCTGCTGTACACCTGCTCAGGCAAAGACTGCCACGTCTACTGCGAGCGCGTGAGTGCTGTCAGTGGGCAGGGGGTGACAAGTGTCTTTTCGTTCGGGCGCAGTTTTGGAATGATCGAGGGAATCTTGGCCGCGCTCAAGATGCCCGTCACCTTTGTGGCCCCTGCCACCTGGGTCAAGGGCGTTGGCCGTGGCCCTGGCAAAGATGCCAGCAGGTCCAGGGCCATGGAGCTTTTCCCTGAGTACCAGCATATGTTCAAGCGCGTCAAGGATGATGGACGGGCTGACGCTGCACTCATTGCACATTGGGGGCGTAAGCATGGCTGAACCATACCCACCCATTCCCCCAAGGAAGAAGTCATTTCGTGATCCTGTGGAGATTGATGTGCATGACGCAGAACGCAAAGCCATGAGGGACCAGATCGTTTGGCTCACCCAGGAACTCGAGAAGGCCCGGCGCGCCAACCAGGACAAGACTTTGCTCATGGCCCGAATGCTCAGTCCCGAGGACCTGGGGCACGCAGTCAGCAACGAGGTCAGGGCACTCATCTACACAATCATCATCAATGAACAGGATGCAGAAAGAGAATCATGGAACAAAAAATAATCCTCAGACCCAGTGCAGCATCGCGCTGGATCGCCTGCCCTGCCAGCGTGCGCTTGTCCCAAGGGATCGAGCAAGAACCCGCTGGGGAGGCTGCGCAGATTGGCACGGCCATTCATGCCTTGGCCGAGCTTTGCTACAAGACGGGAACCAACCCGGCAAACCACATTGGCAAGTCGATTGAAAACATCACCATGACGGCCACCAACGCCGAGTATGCCCAGCTCCACCTCGATGAGATCAAGCGCGTCAGGGACGAACTGGGGCACGTTAAGGTCGAGCAGTACGTCACGGTGCTGGACAGCGACACGCTCAAGCTGGGCGGCACTGCTGACGTTGTCGGCCTGGGTAAGGGTAAGTTGATCGTGTCAGATCTCAAGACCGGCAAGGGCTGGGTGGATGCTGACTCTGATCAGCTCAAGATATACGCCTTGGGGGCCATCAGGTCAGCCGCAAAGAACGGCATACCGCCACCCCAAAGCATTGAGCTGCGCATTGTCCAGCCCCACCATGGTGACGTGCGCAGCCACTCGATGACGTATGAGGAACTCTGGAACTGGTACCAAAACATCCTGCGTCCGGCGGTGCAGGCCAGCGCTGACGCTGACTCCCAACCCACCCCCAGTGACAAGGCCTGCCAGTACTGCCCGGCAAAGGTAGTCTGCCCGGCCCAGCAGCAAGGCTTTGCCGTCATGGCAGCCCAGCCTGACCTCACAACCCTGGACAAGGAACAGATCCAGGCCGTCATGCTGACCCTCTCAGTTGAGCAGATCGCGGACCTCTTGGAGCGTGCGCCAGTGGTGGAGAAATTCATTGACGCAGTGCGAGATCACGCAGTGCAACGCATAAGGAAAGGTGAGTCAATCCATGGCTGGCAGATGGTGCCCAAGCGTGCAACACGCAAATGGGCCGATGAGGCTGCTGCCTTGCAAGCGCTCACTGACGCTGGCATCGACAAGTCCAAACTGGTCTTAACTGAGATGGTGACGCCTGCC